TTCAGCAGTTACGAAAGCCTAGAACTGGAGGTAGGAGAGTTAAATCTGAAAGTGACTGGAAACGTTACTACGGAAGCAGTGCTGAATTATCTGAAGAGCGGAAGCGGTTCGGGAATCTTGCCTATAAGCGGGATATAATTAGCCTACATAACACCAAGGGACTCACAAACTTTGAAGAGACCCGACAATTATTTCTCAATAATGTACTTACGGAGGCATTTGAAGATGGCACACCAGCATTTTACAACTCAAACATCCTTGGTCGGTACATGCGTAAAGACTATTTCAAAACTGGCACACCTGACGCTTGACGCTCTCTGAGTCGTCTGCTATAATTACAAGGTAGTCAAATGAGTTCTCCCATGAACATGGATTTTTATGAGGCAGAGTGTATTGAAGATGTATTGATGGATTTATTCATTGATCATCTGCATTATTTTGCTGAACTTGAGGAAGAATCTCAGACTACCGCTAGGGTCAGTAGCTCAGCGGATAGAGCCACGCACTTCTAATGCGTTGGTCGCAGGTTCGATTCCTGCCTGACTCGTTGCCCTTCGGGGCATACGGTCCTTAGAGGAAAGTACATGACTACAGCACAACGCTTTTCACCTCATATTAATATTCTTTATGAGGCAATTGATCGACATGTAGTTCTTGACACCGAGTATCCTATCATTTATAATCAAGTTGTAAAACACTATGAGGAGAAAGGAGTTGATTTCTATGGTGATGTAGATGAGGATTATGATATCCTCCTAACTAAACTTGAATCCGACCTATTTTATTATGAACCCTGTGAAAAATCTTCCTAAAGTTCTTCTTGAACGCTCACCATATCGGTATGTCTCTGTTGGGGATCTCGACAACGGGTTCCCTGACTACCGAATCCAAAAGTTTGATGAGTGGACCAAGCGTTACAAAGACATGTATCTCTGTGACAATGGTATGCAAATCAGTCTTGCTATGGAAGACTTTGAATACACCAAATGGTTAGATCCTGAAGGTGTTCCCTGCTATGTTCGCGACCGAGTAAAACCATGAATTCCTATCAAAAATCAATTAAAGCATTAGAAGAATGCGTCAAGGACGCTATGGAAAACGATATCGATCCTGGTCTTCAGATGGAAATCTGGAGACACTATCAGGGCATGAAATCAATTCTGCGTCAACTTCCTAAAGAGACTAACCTTTCTTTTAAGTTGGATGGTATTGATCGTGTGATGGAAATGTATGATCCCGACTACAATATCCAAGCAGCACAACCTGTTGATACTGGAGTGATTGGTGGACAGGATGTAATTACGTTCTCCTAGTCTTTGCCAATAGACTCTAAACTAGATGGTTTTTTGACTGGATGACAGTCGCACATAAGACCACAAGAGTTTCTCTGTTCTCTAAAGACAGAGTGGCGTGCATGACAAGACCTAAAGGACTCATCACGAGTCCTTTTTTATGTCATTTCAAATATTAATATTTGAAAACACTTGACAACTCTTAATCTTTCCTATATAATTAGGACATAAATCTTTACAAAAGGAAATGACTGTAACAACCAACGAGCAAGGACAACAAAACTTGTTCGCTAAAGAACCCACCATGTATATGTCAAAGGAATCTCTTGACAGATACGGTATTGAGACCTATGCTGAAAGGGCAGAAAAACTCAATGGCCGTACCGCTATGATTGGATTTGCTGCAGCAGTGATTTCTTATGCGACTACTGGCAGTGTATTTTTCTTTGGTGCCTTCGGCATCTAATCAATTCAACTCTATCTAAGGACAAAACAATGAACGAAAACGCAGAACGCATCAATGGTTGGGCAGCAATGATCGGAGTCGTTGCAGCAATGGGAGCATATGCCTTGACAGGACAAATCATTCCAGGAATTTGGTGATGGATACTTCCAACTTCCTAGCACTAGCAGTCGGATTTATGGTAGCAAACTTCATGCTTTACATCATAAAAAAGTCTGATGATGATAATGGTGGTGGAGGTGACGGTGGAATGTTACAACCAATACCATCCGCCTAATATTAGATAATCTAAATACCTCTTTGAGTACGATAAATGCCTACTGATCTCTATCAAGATATGGAAACACTCAATGCTCTTTACGAAGAACTATGTTGGGATCCAGAAAAACCTTTAGAGTTTAAGGCAGACTATGAGAATGATAGAATTATTATCACACTCAAAAAGGACTAAATAAAAGCATATCGTCGTCGCTTAGACAAAGGGGTAACTGGCACAATCCAGTTGACACCCCTTTTTTTATATGCTATTGTAGTGAGGTTCTCTGGATGCCTATGGAAAATTTTATCAGGACCTATGATAATGTTGTCAGTGATAAAGGATGTGATCATTTAATCCAACTCATTGATAATCAAACCATTCATACCGATAAACGAATTCTTGGAATGGACATAAAAGACAAGCAACTTTCTATTGATCCATATTGGCCAGAGATGGCAAAGGAAATTAACAATGATGTAATTCAAAATGCCTTTAGATGGTACTGTAAAGACTTTCCATACTTATCTAGAAGAGGTGATTGGTTATCAGGTTCATTACTTTTACAGAAAACATCCCCCTCTGAAGGATTTCATACTTGGCATTGTGAAAACTCTGGTTGGACTGATGCCTCTAGATGGGTTGCTTGGATGGTTTATTTAAACGACGTTGAAGAAGGTGGCGAGACAGAATTTTTATACCAAAGTCTTAGAGTTAAACCAAAGAAAGGAATGGGAATGATCTGGCCAGGAACATATACACATCTTCATAGGGGGAACCCACCTTTAAAAAGAGACAAGTATATATTGACTGGGTGGTTCACCTTGACTCACGGCATGAATACTTTCAATTTAAATATAGATCAATGATTTTAGAAACTTTATTAGCATTAACAGCAGTAGATTATGACCACCTTGCACGAGCAGTGCAGGTAGAGTCGGCACCAAATACTATGGATGAGTACTGTGTTGCAGTATCAATTTTGAATCGAGTAGCATCTCCATACTATCCTAATACTGTAGCGAATGTCGTCTATGCTCCTGGTCAGTATGAGGGGTTTCTTTACAAGAGACCTTCTGCTAAAAGCACTGTAGTCACTCGTCTTATGAATAATGATAAGATGCTAGAGGCATACAGTATCATTGGAGACCGAACAAATTTCAAAGGACAGAGTATGCTACCATATCGTGTTGTAGCAGAAGATCCAATGTGTGACGGTAAAGGAAACTTCTTTCATTACCATTGGCAAACTTGAGTAGAAACACTCATTTCCTGAGGGTTGACGGGAAACCGTCCATCTGCTATACTAAATAAGTCAGCAAGTTAAGAGACCAACACATTTCTTAACAAGACTTAACACCCCTCAAACCAAGACCTCTAGGGTGTATAAAAACGTCTTTCATACCTGTGTCTAAGGGTGATACAGGAATAGTAAAACCATCATTTCCCTGATGATCTTACTTTTTTTTCAGTACAATGGCTAACGCTACACTACAACAACAACAATCTCAATCCGCATGGAATAATTTCTGCGATTGGGTCACAAGCACTAACAACCGTCTGTATGTCGGTTGGTTCGGAGTCCTCATGATTCCAACCCTGCTTGCTGCTACAATTTGCTTCATCGTTGCATTCGTTGCTGCTCCTCCTGTGGACATCGACGGCATCCGCGAACCAGTTGCTGGTTCACTTATGTATGGAAACAACATCATCTCTGGTGCTGTCGTTCCTTCTTCTAATGCAATTGGTCTACACTTCTACCCCATCTGGGAAGCTGCCTCACTCGATGAGTGGCTCTACAATGGTGGTCCTTTCCAACTGGTTGTCTTCCACTTCCTGATCGGCATCTACGCCTATATGGGTCGTGAGTGGGAACTTTCTTACCGTCTAGGTATGCGTCCATGGATCTGTGTTGCCTACTCGGCACCAGTCGCTGCTGCGAGTGCAGTCTTCCTCGTCTATCCTTTCGGTCAAGGTTCTTTCTCTGACGCAATGCCCTTGGGTATCAGTGGTACATTCAACTACATGCTTGTCTTCCAAGCAGAGCACAACATCTTGATGCATCCCTTCCACATGTTGGGTGTCGCAGGTGTCTTCGGTGGTTCACTGTTCAGTGCAATGCACGGTTCTTTGGTTACATCTTCACTCGTAAGAGAAACAACTGAAACCGAGTCCCAGAACTATGGTTACAAGTTCGGTCAAGAAGAAGAAACATATAACATCGTCGCAGCCCATGGTTACTTCGGTCGTTTGATCTTCCAATACGCATCATTCAACAACTCCCGTTCACTCCACTTCTTCCTCGCCGCATGGCCAGTAGTGGGTATCTGGTTCACTGCACTTGGTGTTAGCACCATGGCATTCA